GTTTACGGGAGATTGTTTTAATGGGTGGTTTATTCGGTGGTTCAAAACCACCACCACCAGGTCCTTCAGCAGAAGAAAGAGAAGCTCAAACTCAAAGAGAAGAAAGAGCCGAAGCTGGAGAAGCAAGAGAAAAAAGAAGTATGGCTTCAAGGTCTAGATCAAGACGAACTGGTGGTAACAGATTGTTAATGACCCAGGATAGAGATAATCCGGCATTAGGCAATGAAACCACGCAATCAACTCTTGGTCCTACAAGAAATCCTAGAGGATGAGGTCGTATCCTAGAAATCCTAGAAAGCAAAAGGAGAAAGGCAATGCCGATGGTGACGTACAAGACAGCCAAGGGAATGAAGACGAAACAGTTTCCTTACAACAAGACGGGGATGGAACAAGCGAAAAAGATGGCGAGTGAAACTGGTGGTAAGTTAAACAAGTCTATTAACTCTGCCGGTAAAATGAAGATGAAAAAGAGTAAAGCATATGCCTAAACATATTTATGATCTTAATCCACATTTAAAACCGAAGCCAAAACCGAAACCTAAAGGAAGACCTAAGAGTGGTAGCAAAGAAGTTCCAAAATCCTAAAGGTGGACTTAACGAAGCTGGTCGAAAGCATTTTAAAAAAACTGAAGGTGCTAATCTTAAAAGACCAGTTAAAGAAGGAGTTAATCCTAGAAGAATTAGTTTTGCCGGAAGGTTTGGTGGGATGGATGGTCCGATGAAAGATGATAAAGGAAGACCAACAAGAAAAGCTTTAGCCCTCAAGGCTTGGGGGTTTGGAAGTGAAGAGAGTGCGAGAAACTTTGCGAATAGGCATAAAAAAGCATGACAAAATTAAAACCAAGTGAAGTAAAAAAACGATACGAGAATGCCAGCCGTCATAAAGATAATTGGCGATCTATCTATGAAGATGCCTATCGATATGCTCTACCCATGAGAAATCTATATGATGGTTATGGGGAAGCTAATGTTCCTGGTCAAGATAAGATGGCAAGAGTATTTGACTCCACAGCGATTCAGTCTACACAAAAATTCGCTAACCGGCTTCAATCCGGTGTCTTTCCTCCCCAAAGAGAATGGTGTAGACTGATGCCTGGGGATGAGATCCCTGAAGAAAGAGAAGTTGAAGTCCAAAGAATATTAGATGACTACACAACCAAGATGTTTGCTGTCATGCGACAATCACAATTTGATATGTCTATGGGTGAGTTCTTACTTGAGCTTGCTATTGGTACGGCTGTCATGCTTATCCAACCAGGTGATGAAGTCCAGCCTATAAGATACACTTGTATTCCTACGTTTTTAATTGCGTATGAAGAAGGCCCGTTTGGTAAAGTTGAAAAAGTATATCGAAGAATTAAAAGACCTTTTGGTGTATTAGACCAGGAGTTCCCGGATATAAAAATACCTGATTCAATGAAATCTAGATATGGATCTGATGAAACAGAAATTGTAGATCTTATTGAAGGAACTTATTATGACAAGTTAACCGGCAATTATCATTATCAAATCATTGATGAGATGGGTAGAGATGAACTTGTTTATCGTAATTTAAAATCTTTTCCTTGGGTTATAGCTAGATATATGAAAGCTTCTGGCGAGAGATATGGCCGAGGTCCTGTATTAACTGCCCTGCCCGACATTAAATCTCTAAACAAAGTTAAAGAGCTAATATTAAAATCTTCTAGTTTATCTATTGCTGGAGTGTATACAGCTTCGGATGACGGGGTCTTGAATCCAAATACTGTTCGTATTGTTCCAGGGGCTATAATTCCTGTTGCGAGAAATGGTGGCCCACAGGGAGAATCCTTGAAGCCGTTGCCAAGACCTGGTGATACCCAGCTTTCACAAATGGTAACTGGTGAATTGGTAGCTTCAATCAAAGCAATATTAATGGATGAAAGTTTACCACCCGATACTATGAGTGCCAGATCTGCTCTAGAAATACAGGAACGTATGAAGCAATTATCTCAAAATCTTGGGGCTTCGTATGGCCGATTGATTAATGAGACTATGATACCGGTTGTTAAGAGAACTTTAGAAGTTATGAATGACGTTGGGATGATTGAATTACCATTAAAAGTTAATGGATTACAGGTTAAGATTGCCCCTACTGCCCCGTTAGCTATGGCACAAAACATGGGCAAGGTTGAAGAAACATTAAACTTTATGCAGTTAACATCTCAAATGGGTCCTCAAGGCCAAGTATTTTTAAAACAAGATAAACTTATTGATTACATTGCAGATCAAATGGGCATCCCGGCTGAGTTAAGAACTACACCGGAAGAGAGACAAGAATTAATGGAGCAAGCCATGCAAGTGGCACAACAAGCACAAGAACAGGGGCTAATTAATGGACAACCAGAGCAACCAGCAGAGGTCAATCAGTAGTGAAGGATGGGAAGGTTTAACTGATTACGAAGTACCTAACAAACCACCGGAACCATCAGAAATAGACAAAATATTTTTTAGGACATTTTCAACCGAGGATGGACAAAAGGTTTTGGAATATTTAAAAAATTGCACAATAGACCAACCAACGTGGACACCAGGAGCAGATGCTTCACATGGTTATTTGCGTGAAGGTCAAAATTCAATCACAAGAGAAATTATAAATAGATTAAGGAGATGTAAAAATGGCTGAAGATGATAAAGGTTTAATGGGTAGTGTAGAGCCTGATATAAATGAAGAAGAGACTAAAGATGAGGGAATGGCTACAGCTTCACCAGAGCAAATCGTTGAAGGTGAAGATCTCGAAGGTGTAGAGTATGAAAGACCTGATGACTTCCCTACTAAATTTTGGGATGAAAAAGAAGGTCCTGATATTGAGAACCTGGTTAAAAGTTATAACAACTTAGAAAAGAAACTTAGCGAAGGCAGACCAAAAGCTCCAGAGACTTATGACGTTTCTCCTTTAGAGGGTGTTGTTGAAGATGATCCATTATTAAAAGATTATACAATCTGGGCTAAAGAGAATGGTGTTTCACAAGAAGCCTTTATAGATTTAGCTAAAAAATTTGTTGATATGGGCTATCAGTCTGAACAAGATAGTAAAATGGATATAGAAAAAGAAAGATCTTTGTTAGGTGAAAATGCCAATGAGATCATTAAATCTAATATCAATTGGGGCCGTGGTTTAGTTTCTAAAGGTATTTTTACTGAGAAGGATTATTCAGAATTAGAGGTTCTTGGAGGAACTGCTGGTGGTCAAAGATTGATGCAGAAGCTTAGACAGATGCAAGGTGAAAAAGATATACCGGTTGTGGCTATAGCTGGAAACCAGTTAGACAAGGAAGAATTGTTTGCCAGAGTTGCAGATCCTAGATATCAAACTGACCCGGCATTTAGAAGACAAACCGAAAAAATGTTTGAGGATAATGTCCCTAATTAACTGTATAAAATCTAGTTGTATAATCTAGTATTTACAAACAAATGTTTTTTTGATATTAATTAAGTGATCGATAACTCCCATGAGCCGATCTGACTAGTGTAAATCACTACGTTGCTAGACGTTCTAGTAGTCGAAGGTCGGATTTCCGGTAACCAAAGGCGAATTAACTTTAACCTTTTTTGGGAGCTTTAAAATGGCTACAACATTAAGTAATGCTTTTATTACTTTGTTTGAAGCAGAAGTTCATCAGGCTTATCAGGCAACAGCTACTCTACGAAATGTTTCTCGTATGAGATCAGGTGTCTCTGGAAGTACTGCTAAATTTCCTATTCTTGCAAAGGGTACAGCATCAGTAAGAACTCCTTCTACTGACGTAGTGCCAATCTCCGGTCAATTCAGCACAGCAACTGCAACATTGACTGACTATATCGCATCTGAGTATTCAGATATTTTTAACCAAGCAAAAGTAAACTTTGATGAAAGACAAGAGTTAGCTAAGTTAGTTGGTAACGCAATTGGTAGAAGAGAAGATCAAATAATTATTGATGCTCTTATTGCTGGTTCTGCCGGTACTACTGTGGCTAATACTGTCGTGACAACTGGTTCTGCTTCAGCATCTGACCTTAACGTAGGAAAAATTATTTCTGCTAAAAAGGCTTTGGATACTAATTCAGTACCACCTCAAGACAGACATATGATCATTCATGCAAGTTCTTTAGCTTCATTATTAGCTGACGAAAGAGCAGTTAGTTCAGACTTCATCCAACTCCAGGCTTTAAGTCGTGGCGAAATTCAAACTTTCGCTGGATTTAATATCCATATGATCGGAGATCGTGATGAAGGTGGTTTACCAAAAGATGGTTCATCTGACAGAACATGCCTAGCATTTCACAAAGATGCTATCGGTTGTGCTGTAGGTATAGCTCCAAAAGTTGAGGTAAACTACATCCCTGAGAAAACTTCGTTCTTAGTATCAGCAATGTATTCAGCCGGTGCCACAGTAATCGATACTGCTGGTCTAGTTGATATTACTTGTAGGGAGAGTTAATCATGGCTTTTAGTAGAACTGGGATAAACCCAATAGGTGGCCAATCCAAAAAAGGAACAGCCCCTCAAATGTGGACATACACATCAGTCGATGCAATAGCTACTGTTAACACAGCCGGTTATTTCAATTTAATGTCAGATGATTTGTCTGTAGGTGATGTTATCTTTGTACATGACAGCAATACACCAACAATGAGTATTGCAATGGTTGCATCTAATGCTTCCGGTGTTGTGGACATTACTGACGGCACAACTGTCGCTATGACAGATTCTGACTAAACAATAATTAGGGGGCAATTAATTTGCCCTCTATAACTCTAGGCGAGGTGCGTGGATTATGGCTGAAGGTGATACAGACGTTTCGATTTGTTCTCAGGCACTCCTCCTTCTAGGAGCAAATCAAATCACAAGCTTTTCGGATGGAACAGCCCCTAGTTCGATTTGCTCGGTTTTATATCCACGCATTAAGTCTCAGACTTTAGGATTATATCATTGGTCTTTTAGTTTATCTAAAACAGTATTATCTAAATTAGCTGTCACTCCTACTAACTTTTATACTTATGCTTATCAATTACCGACTGATATGTTTTTAGGAGTACCGAGAGTTGTCTATACATCTACTTCAACATCAGCCCCTAATACAACTGAGTATGAGATCCAGGGCAATCAATTATTAACTAATCAGTCTACTATCGTTGTTGATTATCAAAGATTAGTATCTGAGCAAGAAATGCCCTCTTATTTCATACAATTATTAATTTATCAAATGACGTGGCATTTAGCTGAACCTGTTACCGATCAGATTACAAAGGCTGACTATTGGAAGAATGTTGCTTTAGGCACATCTGCTGAAAACAATAGAGGTGGTTATTTTAGGCAAGCAATTAACATAGATGGGTCAGGACAATCTAAAACTGTCATTGCTGATTATTTATTAACTGAGGTGCGTTGATGGGTAGGATTACTCAATATCAATCAAACTTTACTGTAGGAGAAATAGATCCTCTTTTGGTTGGTAGAATTGATATTCAGCAATATGCTTCGGGTTTAAGTAAAGCTCAGAATGTTGTTGT